AAAGTTCCTGTCCACAATGCTACCGCCAGATGCTTTGAACGTAATGGTGAAGCCAGTCCTGCTGACACTGCTCAGCTCGAAGAAATCACCAGTCGCCATGTTGGTTGCCGTGATCGTGATGCTTGGCGTGCTGTAGAAAGCAGACGGGAACGTGATTGCCTTAGCCCCCGTGCCGCTGCTGATGTTGCGCTGCTGCTCAGTCCGGCGCTGCAGCTTCACCGACACGCCAAGGGTCTGCACAACAACGTCCTGCGAGTCATTGTCAGTCTCCATTTCAACCTTGAACTGAAACCCGCGCCCACGCTTGGTTGAGTTGGCAAACGGTTCCCAGGTGCCATAAGTGGGCGAACCGCTGGGATCGTCATTGGTAGACCTTGAATACAGCTCGGCATTGGTCTCTGACAGGTCGTCAGCGTCAATGTCGTTCCAAGTGTCGATGTTGTTTGACCGCGAGTCCCAGAAGTCGTCAGGGTTGATCGTGTTGATCTTCAGGTTGGCCAGCAGTTCAACGTCATATTTTGCGCCAAGGTCAAGCGTGTTCTGGAATATGTAACTGCCAACTGAAACCACATCACCAAAGAAGTCAAGGTTAGTAACGCTGTCGAAGTCGGTGATTTCATCAATCAAGCCATCGGCTTGCAGGGTGATGCCGCCTTCTGTTGTGCTGTTAAACGTCTGCGAAAACGTTCCAGGGAAGCTTGGGCTTTCTGTAAACGTTTGGACGACTTCAAGGTCTTGCGGCTCTGGCAGCTCAATCTTGACCGTAGGAATGCCTGTCAAAGGCGCGTAGTTGCCGACTGAATCCTTGGCGCGAACAAGGTAATGACCATCAAGCAACGGCACAATTTTGCGCGTCGTGCTGCCGTTGACAGCCGGAACAATTTTTTCTGACTGCGACCATTTGATGTCGCCTGTCGTTCGTGGGTTGTGGCGTATCTCAATGGTGCCACCAATCCTTACGTCAAGATCAGCTGCCTCAGGCCAGTGCAGCTCAGCCGTGTGCTGGTCGATTGGCGTGATGTTCAGGCTTGCAATGTTGCTTGGTGGTGCGTTCTTGCCAACAGCGTTAATCGTTGCAGTCGTTGCAGAGCTAAACCGCTTACCAGTGCGCTCAACGTCTAGGTCATAGCCAACAGCACGAACAGCAACGTAATACTGACCAACCTGCGAATCAAGGATGTCAAAGCCGGTGCCTGCAACAAAAACTGTTGTTGAGTTGTCAGCATCAAGCCTGTATTCAACTTCATATTCATTGGCGCGGACCGACTGTTGCCAGTTCACCGTGATTCGCTGCAAAACCTTGTCGCCCTCTTCGTAGAGGACTTCTTCTAGCTGCAGGTTTGTGACCGGATCTGGTTTCTCGCCAAGCTGAGAAACAGTGCGAGCACCAAAAGTAAAGCTTGAATCCTCAATGATGTCGTACTTGTTTCGCTCGTGGGCTGCTGCCGTGACTAAATAAACGCCTTCGCCCTCCTCAACAGTCAACACGCGCCATTGCGTCAGGTTGATGTCTGAATATCCGATATTGAATGGTGCGCCTGCTGCTGGTGCTTTTCTTGTTTCAGACAAAGCATTTAAGGCAGTGCCAAGCGTGACAGTGTTGCCGACAATGTTTGAGTTTGGAACTTGTATGTAATTGCCGTCTGTATCAATGGTGTGAAACACAAAATCTGTCGGCGCACTTGCCCCAAACATCTCGGTATCGCTTCGATCCAACTTGATCTGCGTAATGGTTGACCCAGACGAAACACGACCAGCGACAACACGGCCCGTGCGGACAGGATCGCTGATTTTAATGTAATCACCAGGGCGAACCTTGATGCCTGCAGCTATGTCGGTCTGGAAGCTGCAAACTTCAGTTTCACGATGGCTCGTGTAAAGGAACCATTTGCCCAAGCGGCGAGCCTGTGCCCTGCTGGTGCAAGCAAAAGCATCAATCTCTTGTTTGTTGTATCCGTACTTATCAAGAAAATCTACGTTCGGATCTGCCGAGTTAATGAACTGACTGTTCAACTCAACCAGCTCTTGACGGAAGTCTCGGGCGGTCATGTCGAAATATCTGACCGCAACGCATGTCGGGCGACCCTTCATGCTGGAGCCGGAATAGCTGAAGCCTTCCTGCGTAACGTTTGACTGGTTGAAGATGTAGCTGAAGTCTTCAGGCCGATCATGCGCCAATGCAATCCCGCCTGCCTCCCAGAAAGGCATAGCGCGGAACACAGAGCACAGCTGCTGAATCAGCTTGTATGCGTCACCCTGCGAGTTGATTAGAACATTGCAGGTGAAGCGCGGTTCTTGCCCGCCAGCGTTATCGCTAACTAAACCACCGCAATACGCAGAAGCCTGTTGAAAACTATAAACATCGAGATTGCTAGCGACATCAGTCGTGCCTTCAAACTGATCGCCAGTCTTTGCCTCAGCCTCTGTCCGCTCTGCAGGCGTAAGAATATACGAGCCAAGCCCGTAACGAGTATTGGTTAGCAGGTCATACAAGATCCACGCAGGATCATTGCACCATTCCCGTGCAGCCTTAAATGATCCGTTGAACGTTCCAGAGTAAGAAAGCGATCCATCATCCCTAACGGTTGCATTGTGCGGGATACGGATCTTTAGACCCCTGATGCGATAGGTCCGCCTGGGGATGCTTGGAAACTGCTGCGCGTCAAACTTGAACCCGAAGACAACACTGTTCGGATAGCGCGTTTTGTCAGTAATAATTTGAACGTAGTTGTACCAAATCAAATCATCACTGATCGTTTCGCTGTCGGGCCTTACGCTCTGCGAAGTTCTGATGACGCGAATGTTGATTGGATACTTTGAGGTGTCATTGACTATATTTCCGTCAGCGTTAGTCGTCTTTGTATCAAGAACGATCGGGTGCGTTCGCTGATACAAGTCAGGCGTGAAACCGTTGATCTGAAAGTTGCCATCACCCAGATACCCTTCGTTATCAACAGTGTCAGTGCTGCCTTCGATAGGAACGTTGGTAAACCCTGAATCTCCGTTGTATTGAATTTGTATTTTGTATCGCAGAGCAAGACCCTTTACGTCACCGCTGTCTTTGACTCTCTGCAGAGACGGAACGCCAACCGTGATATTGACCTGATCAATATCAACATCGGTGATTGTCTTGGTGACAGGCGAGCCATCGCTCTCAAAAATAGTTTGATTGTCAGTGCCTGCTGGTACGCTCCCCTTTGGAACTTCAGTGTTGACTTGGACAGTGCTTCTGTTGGTTGAGTTTGTGAACTGAGTTAGTGTGCCCTGATCTTGAGTGCCTAACTGAACCTGAAAAACTCCTTGGTCTACATCAAAGTTGAGGTGCTCTTTTATGTTTGCATCGCTGAGTTTGCTGCTGCTGCTTACGGTTGCGCCAAGCCCAAGAACAGGAGTGTTGTTGAAAAACACGTCCTTAAGAGCTTCAATCGCATACTGATCAGGATTAGAGCTGTGGCTTAGTGCTGCGTTAGGAAAACCCTGAATCTCACCTTCGCAAAGCAGGTCAACAATCTGGGCTTTTTGCCTGGAATTAAGATCGTCCTTTGGCATTTCTAGTTGACCTCAAGATCAGCGATCAAGCCGGTGCTTAGAACCACGCTACCGACGATCATCTCCCCGTAAACGACAGGCACAGGGATGCCTTCCTGGCTGACGTTTTGCAGACCAGAAAAAGCAAAGCCGCCACTAGGGTCTGCCTCGCCAGGGTCAAACTGTTTCGGCACAGGCGTGAGCATCGTTGCGATCCCACCAAGTGTCAAAGCAAGACCAAGGTTGCCCACTGCAGCAGAAATACCAACACCACCAGAAAATCCACCAATTCCAAGCGCCAAAGTAGAACCACCCGTAAAAACCGCAGTGGTTATCAAGGCAGCCCCTAGCAAAGCAACACCAATCCCACGGCCACCTGCACCAGACACAACAGGGATTACCTTCACCACATCAGCGTCAGCCAGCGGAAAATGCAGCTGTTCAGGATGATCTGCCAACTGCAGGTCAAACTTGCCAACAGCAACCTTGTAGTAACCGTCCCGCATCAAGCTGCGCAGCTCGGGAAAATTACACAGCAAAAACTTGATCGCATCAGCTGGCACACGCACCAATGCCTCAAACACGCTCTGACCGCAGTGCTCAGCCAGGTGCCCGTAAACCTTGACCGTGCGGAGCATCTGCCG